GGGGGTACCTATCTGATTCGCTCCTAACGTAGCTTGAGAGTTGCCCCTCTTGCTCGGGCGGGTCAACATGAGACATGCTTGGACCTATTCCTTACATGCCTGCCTCTTTAGAGGCGGGTAGTTGACCTCAGTCTCCTTTTCACTGAGGGCTTTATTATGGGTAACTCGGGAACTCAAGGAGTCATAAAGACGTGGGAGGGGATTTGGGTTTGGATTGGGTTTTGGGCTCCGATCGAGTGCAGTTTGCAAGATATTAAGAGGGTAAAATCCGTGCCTTGGGGGACAAGGGTTAGGTCAAAATGTTGCACTTATGAGAATGGCAACTGCACTTATGAGAAGTGCAACCAATTGGCATATACAGCCTTTAGTCAAAAAAAAACTGGCCACTTGGGCCAGCTTTCCCAACTCCGTATTCTTTGATACAAAGTCAGTACTCTAAACATTATGAAAGCCTTAGCATGACTAAATCCTACATTCAACCATCCACTCGCTTTAATAAAATCAATCATCCTCATTATTTCGTCGAAGCTGTGCGCAAAAAGGACTACATAGGCATATGCCGTCATTTTCTCTGGCAAATGAATCGTTCAAATAATCAGCCTCTTACTCAAAAATCAATAGTGTCAACGATTGCAGGGTTGACAGAATATGGCGATATTGATAGTCGAACATTGACTAACGCATTAGTAATTATGGCCAAACATGGAGAGATAGAGCGTTTCAAAGGTATCACGAATCGAGTTGGTTGGAATCCCGATGTGACAAATCAAGTAAAATGGACTCGTTTTAATTCGTCGTACAACGGGAATTCTCTGCAGATTTACACTGAAGAGGAAGCGAATTCGATCATGAAACTTCTGAAATTATCAAACTCTGCGCCGTTTTCGCCGCGTGATTTTGAAGACCTGCAACACACTATTGAGATAGAGGAAAATGAGATGCTGAAAGAACAAGTAGTAAATTTACGCAGTGACGTGGCGAGCTTGAAAAGCGAAGTAGCATCAGTAACAGAAAATCTCGCATCCGTGACCGTAGATCTAGAGGCTTTCAAAAAGCTTTGTTATGAGAAGTTCAAGACTAGCGAGATTCAGGAATGGTTCAAAGAGCACGGACTGGGCCGGGAAAGACCGGCACCTATTTTGGATTATCTCCGATCTGGGAGATAGATCCCTCCAATTCCTCCCACCGATGAATCGGTGGGTATCCTTGTGAGGAAGTATTATGAAACAACTCTTCAAAAAGCTGGATCAACAAGAAGAGGAACTAACCAAAATGCAGGTAAAATTAGACAGAATTTTACAAGCTACCGATTTTCTTATGTCTAGAGCAAAAGGCGAAGATGTAGAGGAAGTAAAAAAGCTCTATCTTGTTAGGGACTCCGAGCATGACTAAACTCTCCGTTCCTGCAATCCGGGCCCTCCGCAAAGAACATTCCTTGCGTCAAATAGTGAGGCATTACGAAGCTAAAGGGCACACAGTCCTAGAAATCAGAAAGGTTATAGAGAAGTGCAAAAAGCCGATGTTCCGCGATCTGAGCAAGAGCATGACAGATGAGTAAAACCTACTTCTCGCACGAAGCCCTGAGTAACAGCGGCATAAAGCAGATCCTCAAAAGCCCCCGAAAATTCCGCTACTGGACCGATACCGAAAAAGCAGACAGTTCAGACTTTCGCATCGGTCGAGCGCTTCACAACATAGTCCTAGAGCCAGAACGGCCTAGGATTTTGCTTTATGACCAAACCCAGACATTCCAGAGCAAAGCCGGTCAGGCCTTTTTAGCCGCTAACCCCGATTCGATCTGCCTGACAGCCGACGAGTACGCCACGGTGAGCGGAATGGCCGAGTCAATCGCATCAAATCACAGCGTGTCGCGTCTGATCGCGTCATGCCCTGTGAGAGAGGCGGAAATCTATGGCCAGGAGCTTACAGCTTTCGGACCGATCAAGAGTAAGGCCATGGTCGATGCGATGAGTAGCGGGCTGATTTTGGACCTGAAAACGACAAGGGATGATCCCGGGGACTTTCTGTGGACCGGGAAAAGGTTTGGGTATGACATTCAGGCGGCATGGTATCGCCATATGGCATACACGCACGTCGATGGCAATATGCGGGAGTTTGTCTTTATCGTCGTTGAGAAAAATCCTCCCTATGAGATTGCGCTCTACCAGACTAAACCGGAAACCTTCGAAAAAGGCTGGGAAAAGTGTGCAGAAGGAATCGAAGCCTATGGGCAGTGTATGTCCTTGAACCGTTGGCCCGCGCGTGATACAAGCGTTCTTTTGGAGTTTTAAATCATGAGCGAAGAAACCGCACCCGCTACGCAAGCACAGGCCGTGACCGAGATTACTTCAGCCGAAGCTATGGGCATGAAAGAAATGGATGTGCAGCTCTTTAAGCGCGCGCAATTCTATGCTACCGCTACGATAGTTCCTAAGGATTATCAGCGTAATCCTGCTAACTGCTATATCGCAGTTGAGATGGCCCATCGCATGAATCTTCCCCCTATGTTCGTGATGAACGGCCTATATATCGTGCACGGTCGCCCTGCGTGGTCTGCGAAAGCTCTTATCCAACTCGCTAAAAGCACGGTTTTAAAAGATCTGACATACGTCCTCGATAAGTCCGATCCCAACAACTGGCGCTGCGTTTGTCACGCCGAGACTAGAAACGGTCGCACGGTAGAAGGCCCTGAGATTTCGGTTAAACTCGCTAAGGACTGGGGCTGGTGGGATAAGAACCCTATTTGGAAAAACGGCACCGAACTTATGCTCCGCTATCGTGCTGCTGCCTGGCTCATCGCTACCGAATTCCCCGAGTGTAGTCAGGGCATCCTCACGAAAGAAGAGATCGAAGACACCGAAGCGGTCGACGGCTTTTCTCGCAACTTCCCGAAGAAAGTCGCGGGTAAACCTTTAGCCGATCTCATTGGCGCGGAGAGCGTGCAATGATTGCGGTCCTTTGAGACCTCTGATAGGCTGGGTCAAAATACCCCAGCTCAGAGGTCCGCATGGCGCAACACGAGGTCGTTGTAGGGATAGATCCCGGTATAAAAGGCTGTCTTGTCGTCCTTGAAACCGTCACAGGACACTTGCTAGACAAGACTTTGATGCCTTCCGACGTACTCGATATTTATAAATTCCTCTACTCCGTCAAGAATACATTCCCATCGCTCATCATCGCCTGTGAAAAAGCTCAGACGTTGCCCCAAGTTCAAGGGGCTAAATCCGCGTTCACAACGGGCCGAAACTTCGGGCAGCTAGAAGCTGCGATTAGGCTCCTCTACGTCCCTGCGCAGTATATTCCGCCCGTTACATGGCAGGCTGAGCTTCACAAGGGGGCCGATGGGCCAGGGCCGAAGGAGAGATCTCTTTCGGTTGCGAAAAATCTCTGGCCGTGGGAAACCTTTACGTTTTCCGAAAAACAGCAGAAAGCCCAAGACGGTATCGTGGACGCCATGCTTATTGCGGAGTTTCTCAGGAGAAGAGTCAAGTGAAGTGGATACCTAGAATAAAGACCCTTCGATGAAAGCGATGATTGGATCAGATTTGGCTTTTGTTGGCACGCTTGGAGTTCTACTCTTGCCCTTGATCTTCCAAGATGGACTATAGAATTCGATTGGGGGAAAGAGTGAACCTTAGGCCTAGATACCTAGATTATAAACAGATGACGAAAAAGCAGCTGATCGAATGTATCAAGGAACTAGAGGCGGAGGTCAATAAGCTGATCATGCTGAGGATTAAAGATGATCATAAAACCCCTCAAAAAGCTGAAACGCCTTCTGAGCAAGGGCTATAGGTATGTCACTTTCCCTCCAGCCAACACCTGATTTATGATCACTACACCCAGTCACATAGGAGCCATAAATGGCTAACCCGTTCGCCGACCTAAACAACAAGATCCGAGACGCAGACGATCGGTTCACGAAACGTGAGTATATCGCAGCGAAGATGCTGCAAGGCCTGATAAGTCGCGAAAGAGATTTCACTTTTAGTGCGACGAATGCAAACAATCTTACGATCAGTGCAATCCAAATTGCAGACATGCTGATCGAAAATTTAAGAACCAGGCCTACAGGAGCAGCAGTAAAATGAGCGAATTTGTTATTGTTAGAACCTTTTCCGCAGGAGTTCACTGCGGTCTTTTGATTTTCCAACAAGGAAAAGAAGTACATTTAAGGGATGCTCGACGAATATGGCGCTGGCGTGGTGCTAATACTCTAAACGAAGTTTCCATCAAAGGAGTTTCCGATGATTATTCAAGAATCAGCGAGCCGGTGGAAAGAATTGAATTGACCGAAGCAATCGAAATCATTCCTTGCACAGATATCGCAAGAGAAAATCTTTCAAGGAGTCGTTGGGATGACTGACAGTCTTGACAGCTACGGCTACGGCTACGGCTCCGGCTCCGGCTCCGGCTCCGGCTACGGCTCCGGCTCCGGCTACGGCTACGGCTCCGGCTCCGGCTACGGCTACGGCTACGGCTACGGCTCCGGCTCCGGCTCCGGCTCCGGCTACGGCGACAGCTACGGCTACGGCTCCGGCGACGGCTACGGCTACGGCTACGGCTCCGGCTACGGCTCCGGCTCCGGCTCCGGCGACAGCTACGGCTACGGCTACGGCTCCGGCTCCGGCGACGGCTCCGGCTCCGGCGACAGCTACGGCTACGGCTCCGGCGACGGCGACGGCGACGGCTCCGGCGACGGCGACGGCTAAAAAATATTTAAAGGAGATAAAAAAATGAGCGAAGAATTAACCGAAGTTTCCCACGACGAGATTAAGGCTTTCATGAACGAGCCCGAGGAGCCTAAGGCTCCGGCACCGATGATCATTGACGATTGGGAACCGGAAGAGGAAAAGAAAGACCATCGGAAGACCACAGAAGAGATTTGCATCATCGCTCACAAGGCTTTGAACGCCTACGAAGGACTGGACAGCCCGTGGGAATATGAACCCGACCTGTACAAAGCGGAGATGCTTCAGAAAGCAGCCTATTTCATTAGCACAGCTGCTAACCCAAACGGCTACGAAGAATGCAGTAAAATGCACGATGTGAATTTGGAAGTTAAGCTAAAAACAGGCTGGAAGTATGGGGAAAGCTATTCTGATGAAGAGAAAACCGACCCTTACCTCTTGCCTTACCGCGTGATTCCGATGGAAGAAAAAACCAAGGACTTTATGCTGAGAAGCATCGTCCTTGCTTTGCTCCAAGTCTGGAAAGGGTACTGAACGATGGTCCCCTTATCGGGGACTGTCTCTTGCGTCACCCGCCCCGATTCAGTATTTGTTGCCTGATCGAAACGTCAACGGTAAGGTTACCCGTACCAGACGTATAGACCCAAACCACCCGCACGTAGGGATAGTTGATATCTGTTAAATTTATCAGAGTATCTGCCGATGCCGTGACCGCCGTCGCCGTCTGAATCAGAAAAGGCCTAGCGAAGTCTTGCGTGAACGCAGCTTGAAGCGATAGCGTTCCGACCACGTCCGCGCCGGTAATAGTCACGCCCACGGCTACGTTGCCGTTGTCTCCCGTAGGGATCGCAGACGATGTAAAGTTAGTAACCGCCGTCTGAATCGGTATGAATGAATCCCATATTCTCATGGCCCTGTTTCCTCCATTAATTGCTTATATTCTGGGTCTTTTTGCATCAGCATCGTGTGAGTGATCGCGATAGCCTGTGGGCCCCGCTTGGCGGCTTCGCTATAAATCTGAGCGAACTTTTGGCCTCGAGGGCTGTCGATCGCATCGACTATCTTTCTAACCACAGTTTTCCCGACGACATCCGACACCGCGCCGGCAGTCGATCCCAGAAAACTCATGATTTTACTGCCGCCGTGCATGCCAGCAGCTTCAGCGACGGCACCGCCTGCCTCTGCTCCGAGCTTTGTAAGACGAGAGCCCTGTATCTGACCGCCCGTCATAGCCCGCTTCACGTAGGCATTGCGTGCTTGATCAGTATAGTAATTTATAGGCTTACCCTCAGCTAGAGCGATAGCTTCCATCTGCTTCCTTCGGTCGTTAAACTGCTCTGGCCGCCGTCCGTATTTTTCCATAAAAGCGCGGGCATTCTCGTCCTTGCCGAGACCTTTGCTAAGGTCGGCTATGTCTTTTCCCCGAGCGTATTCAGGCTTGAACTTTTCAGCAGCCTCGCCTATTTTCCGCCCTTTCTCGGCCTCTACAAATAAATTAGGAAGCTCATAGTTTCCTTCGTAGTCTAGGCCTTCGATGCTTTTTGCTTTCTCAAGCTGAGGGGCATAGTCGCGGCCTTGGATGTCTTTTAATTTGTCTAAGTTAGGCTTAATTCCGCCACCAAAAGCAGTATCAGCAGCTTCCAAAGCGCCCAGCCTAGCCTCGCGCCCCGGGCTGTGTATGTCTCCCATCTGCCTATAGATAGCATCAGGATCATTGCCAAACTGCTCTTGAAAATCCTTTAAAGGACCCATTTTTGTCGACGTTTCTTTCATCGCTTGCCGATAGCCCGGAATTATCTTCTTAGCCTTTTCCGACATTCCGCGCCTGATGTCCATCAGCGCACGTCCACCCGGTCCTATCCTCTGACCTGCAGCCTGGGCTGCGTAAATATGCTCTATATCGTCGTCTAGATCCTGCGTCAAACGCCTAAATTTAGCGACTGGGATTACTTTGTCTTCAAGAGTATCCAGTCTAGAAAGCCATTTTTTAATAGCTTGCGCCTGTTCCCCGCCTTCATCAGACAAGGTTACTAGAAGATCGTTAAGGTTTCTTTGAGCCACGGCACGGAAAGGCGCAATCTTCACATTTTTACCAGACGCGATTGCTAATTCGGTTGCAGCTTGGGAAGAAGCAGAGATAGCAGCCCGCGCCTTTTTTGGGAGTGCAGCGATATCCGTTGCCAGCCCTCGTCTCACATTTTCAGACTCTGCTAGATCCTGAGCTTCGCTTTTTGCTACGCCTTCTTTCAATTCCCTAGCCTGCCCCATTCCTTCCGATCTTTCCCGCACAGCTGTGGAAGCGTATTGATTTCGTTTTAGCGCTGCTTCAGCTTCAGCTTGCCGGATTGCCTCTGCTTCACTGCGTCCTGCCTGCTCGCCAATCAGCTCTCCACGCTTTTTCATTTCTCTACCCGCTGCCGACATCTCCTCATAGGTGTTTTGAGGATCTATAGACTGAACAGCAGGCCGGTTGGCCCGGTAATAAGCAAGGTCTTCCCCAGGAATTTGAGCCACGAAACGTGAGTAACCATGCCCAAGGCCTTTGGCGATTTGCGGAACGACATCGGCACCGCCCTGAAACATAGCGGCATATTTTGCCGAGTCGATGGCATCTTCGCCCGATCCACCGCGTGAGAGAGTGTCCGCTGCCGACACTCCAGCAGCCTTAACCCCGCGCTCAGCAGTTTGAGCACCGAAACGCCACAATCTTCCGGCCCAGCTCGTGGCTTCAGGGATCAGCTTCGAGGTCCGCGAAGCGGAAACACCGGGCACCGTCAATCCTGCCAAAGCCGATTTGCTAAAGGATGCCAAAGGACTTGCCGCATCGTAGCGGTTGCGCTCGGCCTCTGCCTTTTGGGCTGCTTTTTGGTTCCTATCGTAGAGCTGGCCAAAGCTGCTCTCGGAAAAAGGAGTCTCAGCTGCTGCCTCTAAGCCGGAGGCGATTTTTGTACCTAGGTCCGCAATAGGCTTTCCGATAACCGGAAGACTTTCCCCAATCGAGCTGCCTTTTGCATAACTTTCGCCGAATTTCTTAGCCTGATCCCATGCACCTTTCAACATGAAGTTACTGTCGTAACCAGCATCAGAAGTCTTTCTCTGCCTAGCTTTGGTAAGCCTAGCATCGAGTAGCGCGTTATCAAGTTCTTCATCGGTCACGGCTGACCTCCGTTCAGTTCTTGCAGCTCTTTTAGTTTCTCTTCGCGCGTCATTTCATGCAAGGGTTTGAAACCTGCAGCCGAAGGTAGGGGCGGTGTTTCGGTTTTTTTAGCGGGTTTTGCTTTTGGAATATACATTCCGCCTTCATCAAAATCTTCTTTCTGCAAACCATGCCGATTCAAAGTATCCCAATACTCGTCTGGGTGCAGTTTTCTAAGATTAGCAGCAACGCCTAAACCGGAAACTTGCGCTTTTACAAGCTGATCTTTGCGGATAGCTTTTTCTCGCTGGACAGTCTCAGCAAGCTTTTTAACAAAATCATTCATCGCCCCACCTGTAGGGATACCAGTAATGTATTCCTGAAGGGATTGCAGATTGCCTTGGGCCGAAACAGGTACCAGTTCATGCACTCCACTAACTGTTGAAACCCCGCTTGTTAGTAGGTTATCTAAGCCTTTGGCGAGTTCCTGGATTTGCCTCTTATCGATATCTTTTTTAAGCTGACCGTTCTCGTCGAAAATTAAGCCCTCGACCGCCTCAGCTTGAAGCACTTTATCATTCAGCTTAGCCATCGACCCAGCACGCTGGCCGCTAGGGTTTATTCTCGCTTCCAAGTCCTTTAACTCCTGGTCGAGGACTTTGCGATCACCTGCTGTTTTGCGTTCTGCTTGACCGGTGTCTCTTGGGTGCGCTCTATCCCAATCAATTTTTTCTTGTCGCTGCTTAAAATTCCTATCCTCATTTGCGGTCCTAGTTTTCGCCGCCTCATCGAGGAACCCTTGACGCTGCATGTATTGCTTAATCTTCAGATGCCGATCTTCATCGCTCTGCACTTGCTGTCGATCCTGGTTGATGCCCTGCATGGTCTGGGCGTTCTGCCCCTGAAGCTGGCCTAGGTACTTATCGAGTCCACCACCGGAGGCTTGTTTTCCCCCGATGGTGCCAGCTGCATTTGCTGCGCTATTGAATAGGCCGATTAGGCCTAGATCCCTGTTATTATCTTGCAAGGCTTCCATCGGAGCCCTGCCTGCGTGACGTGAGTCCGGCGACATAGGCATCTGCCCTTGGGCTTCTTGCTTGCGTAAATATTCTTTTATCTTCTCGCGTGGATCGTCAGGGATTCTAGGTGTATTTGGCATGACACTTGGAGTCACTGGGATCGGTCTTGCCGGAGCAATATCGCTCTCATCGTTTGTAACTGGCTCGCCGTACATATCGAGTTCTAGGTCTTCATCGTCCACGCCTGGAATCGGCATTCTATTTTCCTCCGAGTGTTCCACGTGGAACACTTTTTAAAATATGTTTCACGTGGAACACTTTTTAACTTTGGCCGTAAGCAGAATCATAAGAACGAGCCGAGGAGTATTTATCGGCCGGACGGGAATAGTATTTATCCCAGCGCGCGTCTTCCCTGTCCTGAGCTTCTTTTTGCGACTGAGCGCTGGCCTTCCCGCCGTAATACCCAGCTGCAGCCCCTGCTATGCCTCCGATCATTTGATTTCGGTCCTGAGCACTTTGCATCGCTTGCGCGTTTTGCTGGTAGCCGATCCCAGACATAGCCGACTGCTTTGACATCTGATCCTGATAAGCCTGCCGACGCAGATCGTTTTGCCGATCTTTTTCACGAGCACCCCAGTTAGCCTGCTGCTCGGCGATGGTGTTCTGGTAGTTCCGCTCACCGACATCGTTTTGATACTTCATCTGAGCCAAACGGTTTTTGTTCTCTAAGTTATAGCGCTGCGTTTCATTGCCCAGCCCTACGTTTCGATTCGATACGTCTTGCTGCTGGCCTATGTTATATCGCTGCGCGTCGTTTTGCATCTGTGCCCTTTGGTTCAGGTAATCTTGATAATTTTTTGATGTCCGCTGATTAAACGAGTTGATGATATCGGTGTTGCCCGCTTCCTGAGCTAGTTCATCCTGAGATAGTTGGCGGCCCATCTGCCCTGCTCCCTGAATAGCAGCAAGCTTATCTTTATATGCCGCGATGGCTGCTGCTTGAGACTGAGCAGCCCCGCCCTGCATCGCGTCGGAAGATCCCTGGAGCGCGGACGCAAACGAGAGACCAGAACCAAGCATACCTCGGCGCTGGGCATCTTGAAGTGAGGATTGAGTTCTCTGCTGCGCTTGAGCCTGGGCCTGATCGGCGGCTTGCTGCATGCGAATCTTGAGTTCAGGAGATTCTCCTTTCGCCACGGCTTGAAGCTGACGAAGAGCATCGATCTGAGCGCCTCTGCCTTCTTTTTGTGCAGCGGATCCCTTAACAAGCTCAGGCCTCGATTCGCCAACAAACTGGGCCGCCTGCGGTGCATAGGTAGCCACGACTTTATAAGTTTCAGGAGTTAAACGCGAGAAATCAAGCTTCGCGCCTTCGAGCTGCTGGGTAATGTACTTCGGCGGATCGTTGATTGAGATATCGTAGCCAGGAGGCACAATAGCTTCGAACGCCGCTTTTATAGCGTTCAGCTGCTTTTTACTAGCGCCCCTAGCCTGCGAGGCAGAATATTCCTGAGCCAGCGCAGATACCGCTGCAATACCGGCTGCGATTAACGTTGGGTCCATTATTCTCTCCTCCCCGCTTTAGAGCTTTTCTTTTGCTGGCCGCGTAATGTCATCGACGAATTGATCCCGGAGCCTGCATTCTGCATCGATGGAAGTGCTGCGCCCGGACTAGGCGAGAAGATGGATTCCATCGGCTGATCCAGTGGTATATTCAGCTCGGGAGGACCGGCCTGCTGATAGTCACCCGGCGATGGCGTAGGCGGCTTCCAATCCTGCAGTGGGCCGCCCTTTGCTTCCCATTCCGATTGCCTCTGCCTGATTTGGTCCAAAAGGCCATTATAGGCCGCGTCTTTTTTGAACTCATAATCTTTGGGCACTCCGCCCAAATCTTGCGTGAGAGTGTCGGAATTTCCGAGCAGGCCCTCGGCGCGGTTGTATTGATCGACATCGTCTGCAGTCAAAAGCTGTTTCCAATCCACGTCCCTATTCATCGAAATATAGGGATTGAAGTCTATATTACCCTCATCAATCCACCGTGCAGCTGCTTCACCGCCTAGGTTTTTCTTCGCTTCAGCCTTTAGGGCTTCAATATCTTTCGCGGCAAGCTTAGACGGGTCAAGGCCCGCACGCCTTGCGTCTTCTGCAGCTTCTCTATCTTGGGCTGCTTTTGTTATCTGCGAAGCATAGCCTCCGAGCTGGCTCCTAATGTCATTTGTAGCTCCCGAATAAGCGCCTGAGAGCATATCCTGAGCCTTTTTCGTCTCCGTCTCTTGTGCCGACGTGTCAGCCTTTCGAAGCGCCTCTTGGCGAGCTAGCAGATCAGACTGCTGCTGCCGAAAGCCTTGGTTTTGCCTTAAAAGAGACGCATCTAATCGGGCCTGACCGCCCGTATAGCTAGGCCCTGCTTCGCCGCGATAAAGAGAGCCTAAATCTTTCACGTAATCGATATTAGGAACTTCATCCAGTCCACCAAAGCCACCGAAAAGCGCTGGACTACCGCCCGATAGACGTTTAGAAACAGTCTGAAAATCTTCTGACTTGCCACCAATCGCATTTTTAAGGGTATCAGAGCTGAGTTTAAAACCTTCAGCCTCTTTCTGAGCTTTTTGTTGATAACTGTTCGCCTTCTCTTGAAGCGCTTGCTCACCTTTTGCTAAGGACTCGCCCGCTCTATTCAGCGATTGCGCCGGAAGTCGAACGTTCGACGCCGCAGACGAGTAAGCAGACGAGTAAGCCTGAGGATTATAGCCCGCTGGAGCTTTCGCTGTGGACTGAGCAGGAGGGCCTGCTGCAGACCCTCCGACGCCCGGCGAAGATACCGAGCCACTCGTAGATGTTTTCTGAATCGCATCGGTTCCTCCGGCCTGAGTCGTCGTCCCCTGATTGGTCTGCTGGCCGCCAAAGATATTCTGCTTTCCTGGGTCCTCTGGATCATCCGAGAGCGAGTTAAAAAGGTAAGCCATTATCTAGCTCCTATCTTAGAGACCAAATCGGGCGCGGGTTTGGCAACGTTGGCCGGTGTCCCCGGGGGCTCTTGCGGGGCCCGCTGCGGACGCTGCGGAACTTCCATCCCTGGAGGAGGCATGTGAGGAGGAGGACCGCCTTGAGGCATCTTCCCGGTTTGGATCATCGCTGCGAAGAAGGGGTCCATTTCATGAGCCAGCTGATTATGCTCGGCGATATGCTCCAGGAATCGACCCGAAAGGTTTTTGTCGAGCCTCACCTTAGGATCGTTCAAAGGAATCGAATGCATCATAATATGATACGCATGATCGTCGATATTCACAGCTACAATTTCTTCGCCCTTGATCAGCGACTCATTTTCGTTATTGACCAAATCTTCTTGGCTCAATTCATTCTTATAAAGTTCTTCCGGTGGGGCACCTTCGAGTACCGCAAAATAACCCTTGGTATTGGTCACAGCCCCCATATTAATCAGGTCTTTGGCAATTTCGACACGGCCCGGGAGAGTGTTCATCAAAGGATTAACTTCCTGAAGCTCTACGCCTTTCACCGAGTCCAGGTCTTTCCCCTCAAATTCCCTAGAATACGATTGCCCACCGGTCGAGGTATTCAGACTTCTAGGCACCGATGCAAAGCGCCGATAACAGTTGATAGCTCCCAGCACAGCTTCGTGCAGCATCTGCCTAGAGGATTTAGCCGTCGCGTTAATCGTCTCATAGGCGGTCGCCGTAAGCGTGGCAATCGCAGTCCCTGAGCTGACTTGCGGTGGAGGATCACCGCGTAGGGCAGAGTTGACCTGTGAGATTTCCATCATCAGGCCTTTGAGCATTTCCGAAAACTTATAGGTTTCCGGTGCGCTTTGCGTGAGTTGAAGCGCTTCCGGTTTTCCTCCGTTCGGCACTCCTGGTTGCGGTGTATAGCTGATCCAATTCATGCCGAGGATTGCCTGAGTGTTGATCCCCGAACCCCTTGGCGCGATTATGTTTTGCACTCCGAATGAACTGTTATTGGTAGCGATGCTCGAGAGGCATGTATCATACATTTCCTGTAGTGGGAGCAAATTACTATAAAAAGGATACCCAAGACCTGTATTCGGAATAGCCTCTGGGCGGGAAACATAAACAGGAAGCTCACCATAGATGTTGATATCATCGTATAGAATACATGTAGAAGACCCATATGCTATGAAACGCCCCTCAGGCAAGGCAGGCGAAGATTTATGAAAGGCGTTCCAAATGTAAACGTTGTCGTCATCCGACGGGCACATCGATGCCTGAATATTAAACCAGCCCTGCTGCTGCCTCACGCTGGGAAGCGCTAGGAGTTCCTGCTTTAGCTTAGGAAACTGGGCGATAAGGTCCCAGCGATTATGAATTTCACGGACCTGAACCCATTGCCAGTCTTTGGGGTTAGGAATTTGAGGATCGAAGTTCACGTCCCAGACGGTCGGTACCGAAATAGCAACGTCACCCTTGAAGTGACTAGCTCCAATCATGTCTTTGGTGAAGAAAGCGCCCTTGTCCGTTCGCCACCGAACGAACATAAATCCCATACCTGTAACCATACCGTTCTCGATAGAATCAGCATATTTTAGGTCTAGAAACTGGTTTTTGACGATGTCCTTGCAAAGTGCATTGCCGAGCCTCGCAGCTTCCATAAGGTTTGGCTGCTCATAGTCTTTCATCGACCCATCGCCTGGATTGACGAGACAGCGAAAGTAGAGATCCTGCTTAGTCACAATTCCTACAATCTGCCGAATGAGAGAGCGCGACATCGGGACGAGCATTTGAATCAGTTCGCCTTGCTTGCCTTTGAAGATAAGGCTAGTATCCCAGTTACTGGGCGCTATGACATTGCTAAAATAGATTAGTTGGTTTCTGAACCAAGTCATATAAATTGGGTTGTTTCCCCAAGCCTTATTTCCGTGGTCGTTATACGGATGAAGATGGCTCACAAGCTTGAATTGGTCCTGGTCGGCCCACCAATATGAATCGCTCGACCCTTTGTAATCTAATACCATTGTGACTCCCTATCGAGTGACGCGCTCAGAATACCCATGCACCGCATACGAAAGACTCTGTATCAGCAGCGGTTCACATGCTTGTCTGTTGCTCAATATCGCCTTAATAAACGTCGACCGTGAAGCAAATAACGGGATGTAGGTCCTGATTATAAGCGAAGGATACGTCCCGTTCACAATCTGAATATTCCCGCTCGTCGCTGTCGATCCCCACTCAAAGAGTCCCCAAGGACCATCGCCCCAGCCCTCTATCGCGGTAGCCGTACTCTGCGTTACAAGCTGCGCCTGCCAATCGGTTATGCCCGATCCCCGTATCGATTCATTAGCAAAATCGATCAGAAGATCTGAGATCATGTTTTGCCTAAGGTGTAGCTGAAATTGGCTGAATTGCTTTTCCCGTCCGACCTGCCCAGCGTGAAACGGGGCGAAGGTCATATCGGAGGTGAAGCCTTGGTAAAAATTAACAGCATCGCCGGTGCCGGGTATTGTTGTTGCGGAAACAAAGGTCAGATCATAGCCGATCCCGTTCACGGCCACCGATGTAATCCTATTAATAAGCTGGTTATAAAGGACGACATCCCCCGGCAACGGGACGAAAATATTCCCGCTGACCATGACAGCGTAAACGGTGTTGGTTCCGGTAGCCTGAGCTGTTCCGACGGCGAACTCGTTACTGTAGTCGACGAGATTAAATGATTTTCTTTGCCGAAGCACTTTCGTGTTTTCTTGACCTTGCACCGCGTAAATAGTCCCATCGGGGCCTAGGGCCATGGCTTGAAAGATGACATCGGTCGTGGTCCAGCTTTGATTGAGCACGTTAAACATGTAAGTGATGGGAGCAATACCGGAACGTTGGTCTGTTTGACAAAAATACCAAGTTCGGCCGGACTCGTAGCCGAAAGATGCAAAGACATCCACATTCACAAGGCCCACAATCGGCTGGATAGGATCATCGATACGCCTGCTTATAATCTGTACTGAAGTCTCACTGATGCTAACCAGTCCCTGATTAGATAGGGCCATCACCGAGTTGTTGATCGTGTCAGCACCCTTGCTCGAGTCGACCAAGACCGTGCCGTCTATAATCGTGATCGAGAACTGATCGATCGTGTCGCCTGTCAGCTTAAAGATGCCATCTTCTTTTAGGATGATAACCGAATCACGAAGAGTGAAGATTCGTCTTATCGCTTTTTGCTTAGCGCCGGCCCGAAAGAAATTGACGATAGGCACTGCTTCAGGCTCGCCGATTTTACTTACAAAGATCGTATCGGGTAGCACGTCGTTTTGCGACGATACTTGCACACCCGATAGAAATGAGGTCGGCAAAGGTGGAATAAATGGTTGCGGCGAGTTGGTCTGAAGTCTCACGAAGAGATTAGTATTGGTGGCGTCGAAGGCCTTTAATTCTATCCTGATCTGGCCGGGATTGTCATCAAATGTTGAGGCGTAATTAGCGTACATGTAGGCGCTATTTCGGTTGATAGCTTTCACCAAAGCATAGGCGGTGTTCGCTACCTGAACCCCTACACTTGACGATGTTTGATCAGAAAAGAAGACCGGGAAAGTGCCGTTCGTGAGAAATGAAAAAGTAATCGCAGTGGCCGTGTTTCCCGTCGAAACTATCGTAAATGTATTAACGGTCGAGGCTGTAATCGTATATGTTCCACGTGGAACACTTCCCGTAACAGCTTCAATGTCTACCGTCCAACCCGTTGATGCACCGTGGTTTGCGTAGGTTATAACTACGTTAGTGATGCCTGCAACACTAGTAGCAGCAGTAGTTTTATTACCTAACGCGGTACCTGAAACCGCTAGATAGCTTTCCTGGACTGAGTTATAGACAAATATTACGAAGTTCCCGCCTGCTATCCCTGCAGGATTCACGAGGTTTAAAAACAGCCGCTGCTTAGTGCTTACGTTGGCATAGAGCATGTAGTTCTTATAGAGCTGGATATCCTGGGCCAAGGGAGGTCTTGCGTTCGCCTGCAGCTCGCCCTCCCGCGTGTTCGGATTGGTGTACAGCTGTGCGCCTAGTAGGCTAGAGTCCACCGTGTCGGTATAGAGGATATAGCCGAGGTCAAGGTCGGTTTGAGTCAGATTGACTTCTGCAGCTAGGGCGAAATCAGGGCTTGGAGATACGTCAGATCCGGCAGAGCTGGTAGTCCGATAGACTTGATAAAACCACTCGAAAGTGGCGTCATTTATCTCCGATGGGATAGAAAATTCCAGCGTAGCCTGGCGGCTGAAAGTATAGTCTAGCGTTCCACCTGTGGGGTTATTCACAACCTGGAATTGAAAGGTCAGAGCTGTAGGCGTAGCGCTCACGGTTTGAGTGCCGTTAGCATCGGTGTCCGAAGCATTAGTGACGACGATTTGATCGCCTACGACCAAAAGATGAGGGCTTGTCGTGGTCACCGTAACAGTGAAAGGCGTAGGCCCAGTGGAACTGTAACTAAGTCCTGTCCCCGTAGGCCCAAAGCCGACGTAAGCTATGTCAGATGGAGAACTAAGGAGAAGATTTCCGTTCGCATCCCTTCGACCGAATAAGATCCTATAGCCAGTCTCGGAATTTGCAGGCAAAGGCCCCGCTGCCGTCCCCGTTTCCATAGCTTTCAGGTCGAGAGCAGGAGGAACGCCCGCTTTTTGCACGGTGGAATTATAAGCTTCCAGCCTGAAAATGCCGCTTCCAGTTGTGAAGTAAAGGTTATTATTCTGCTCGGCTGTTCGATAAGGATCGAGCGGGTTATAGCTTTCGCCCGTTAGAACCACAGCGTTATATTGCGGAGAATAGTCCTCATCGGGAGAGATTTGATCAAAAGTATTGATATAGCGTACATCGTTTCCGATCATGATCAGATAATTCTGGTAGGTAACCATCGTTCTGATCGGATTATTGAGCGGAGACGTGTAATAGGTGTACCAACCATGGGTTTTAGACAATATCGCATCGCTTTGAATTTCGACGTTGCTGCAAACTTCCATAGCGCCGTCTGGGACGTCAAACGAGTTGGCTTGGAGGTATAGGCCAGAGAACTTTCTAATTTCTGGAAATGAGATAGGCATTAAACGCTCCCCCCCCAGATTCCCCATAACCCTCTTCGTGGACCGCCTACAAACCCATAGTCATTGATGATCGGAGTCGACTCACCTTCAACCCTAGGCTCGAGCAGGAGCTTTAAGTTCTTATCCTGAAGATCCCGCGTCTCTTTCAAAGCATCCCGCCCTTCAAAGTCGCCGATAGCCTGCAGGACTTCCATCGCCGTAAGCGTGACAAGGTATGGCTCAGCAGGGTCCGGAATTTGGACTATGGGGGCAGTTTGAGCAATAGATAGGTAATCGCCCACAGCAATATCGGTAGGCACTTGGCCCAAAGCAAAGGATAAAGTAGTGCCAGCAATAGCTGTAATAACTCGGTCAATCGCATAGCTACTATTCCCGCTCACGCCTTGAATGAAATCGACCGTAGAATTTACAAAGATCGTCGCCGGTACACTCGACACGACGACATCATCGGTTATAGGTCCGAAAGTAAAAGAGACCACGGTGCAAGCGTCAGAGACAGGCACAAGCTTTCCAGGCCCGAGGAACCACCATAGTTGAAGGCTATAGCCATCGGCCTGAGGAACGGGAACCACGACGATCTTGTCCCCGTAAAAGTAAAAGCCGAACGGAGTACCCGAGGCACGGTAGAACTGCTCTCTTTCCACGGCGATCTTGGGAAAGTCCGCCCTTCCCCCAGACGGGGAAACTACTTTCACCTCACGGAGTTTACGACCTAAAGCACGCGGAGGAATGCCGTATTCATTCACCCACGAAAGGATAGGCACAAGCGAACGCGTGACAAAAAACTCCTGCTGCAGTGAGTCGATCACTGGCACGAGCGTGTCTTGCATCTTTCGATTGCCAAAAGCTAATAGGTCGGCATTCGTAAACCGAGTTTGATTGCTCGGAATCGTAATAAGCCTTTTCACATCGGCTAAAAACTCGTCTGTGGTAATTGTCATAAATTACCCTTTTTTGATGGGTTTTCCTGACATTTTACCTTTTGTACCGATCGAAATCATGACCGCAGTTTTGCCGCCAAGATTTTTCTTCTTGTTGGTCATAAATTCTTTTTGTTCTTCTCGCCAATCGCCTGGCTTGAAGTTTCCTTCGGCTAAAGCTTCAGAAACAGGCTCATCCATTTCCTCTTGCGAGGAGTCGCTCTCTTCGCTCGAAACATCGGAAGGATGCGCGCTCTCGAGGTCGCTCATTCCGGATTCTTCGGCTTCGTCGACTTTTCTGGACAGTCCTGGCCTTTGCGCGAGCCGAGATATACCCTCAGCATCATCAGGATTATCTCCGTCATCTTCTCCCACATGAGATTTCCCCCTCTCATGCCTCAGAGACTGCTTTTTCTTCATGAGCGTGTCTCTTAAGGCCGCTCGCATGGCTGATTTTATCATTTTAGCACCCTCCCGAGGTGTACGCCAGTTTGATTACAAGACGGTGTACGAAAAGGTCCATGTCGCGAGGCTTGAAGCCGTGGCTGTAGAGTTAAATCCGATCTCAGCTCGATCGTTCGTCACGTCCGCTATCACGGTGCAAGGAGAATATGCTGTACCCGATGCCGCAGCTCGATTTGCGTTACCGGCGAGATCGGTAGTAGCTGCAAGGTTGCTTGCGACTGGAAGAGATACATAGAAAATAGATGCTGTGTTAGCTGCCGAAGTCGTTACAACTGCGGATTGCCCCGAGACGTAAACCGTGTTTCCAACTCTTTGATAAGTCGCAGGCAAAGCCGAAGCGGATACAACGTTAGTGCCCACGGTCATGGTCGGTGTATACGTTCCGCCCAAGGTTTGCGTGATCGATTGATCTCGTGATACTTCCCGCCAGATAGCGGAGAGCTGATCCCACTGAAGCTCGAGATAATCGTTGACGCTCGCTGTCCATGTGCCGCTCGTAAGGAGCACGTTACCCGTGCTGAGGAGCTCGCACTTAAACGTTGATCCGCCCACAAGACAAATGTGCAAAATCTGCCCATCCACCGAGCCATTGGTAAGGGAGAAAGTTCGGCTTGTCGCCGTAGCGTTGTCGGATGTCAGCCGAAGAAAGGGAAGACGCCCAGGATTTACAACGGTGTTATCTGCCGAGAGCGTGACGTTAGTCACCGCTTCGCCCAAAGCCATACCAGGATAGATGTTGCCTGTTCGGAAAGATTCGCCTACGCCCATGTTACAGTCCTTTCAATTCATCGATTTGTGATTGCAATTCTTTTATTGCGCCGACCAAATAAGGTACGAGCACACTTAAATCAATTTCCCAAGGTTGGCCATGTTCAGGCAAAGGATCGACTCCGTTGTCTGTGTTCATCGTGTAGTCAGGAAAGACATTGATGTATTCCTGCGCTATAAAACCCGATAAAATCTGTTCAGGAGCTGAGGAAAAACGAAAATTTACGGGCCTCAGACCTTGCAACGTTTCAACGCAGTCGGGCAGATTTACGACGTCGGTTTTTATCCGCGCATCGCTCTTATGCTTGAAATACTCGATCTGCTGCAGGCGATCTTCGGCAGCTTTCTTGCTGGCAAACACACCGAGAATCTTTCCTGATTCTGATTTTATAAACCATTTTTTACCGTCTTTTACGATCATATTATGCCCATGAAGGTCGTGATTCGAGTTCGACGTCGCCGGACCAAATAACTCCAGTACAAGTCGTCGAAGAGGCGCAACTAAGGCTTAAGTTTCCAGTATTAGGGCCGACATATGTTCCAAGTATTGCACCCGAACCACCGGCTAGCATTAGTCCAGATATTGCCTGAGAATAGTTGGCTATATTCTTAAACGTGACGCCAGTAATGGCTGCTGAAACGCTTGTTAGTGTTGCTGAAGTAAACGTTCCAAATACATTAAACTTCAGCCGATGGTTGCCATCTTGATCCTGGTAGTAGATACCGGAAGCCCGCTGCGTGGCCCAACCAGCCTGCCCGCTAGTAACTGTCATTTGAAAAGTGCCTTTGGTCGGAGCCACAAGGCCGAATGCGTTGGTGTTGGCTACGCCAAAGCCTACGGGGGAAGATGGAGTAAGAATCTTAAGTCGCCAAAACCATCCGTTCGTCCAATCATGATAGGCAGAAGCATCACCGCGAGACCACGCCCGCTTCATAAACTTTACGTCAATATCCGTGGTACTTCCGCTTACTCTCGATAATGCTACTCCTGCATCGTCAGCTACTGCCGTAGCACGGAAGACATATGGAGAAATATTTAAGCTACCAGTTGATTGAAATACATCGACAGGCTGCCATACGGCTGTGGATGTCTCTTGAAATTCCAAGATGATTTGGTCAGTGACTTGAATCGGATATTGCGCCCGCACCCGCTGAGTAAAATTCGCTGCTGCAGCACCCGTGATTGCTGCACCTGCTGGACCATACTGAAATGCCGTTGTGTTAGTTGTTCCCCAAGCTGTGCTGTTGCTTAAATATTGAACCTGCGCGCCCGCGCCGAGGTTCAGCGTGGCCGTGGCTTCGTTGATGGGGAGCGTGAAATCAAAATAGAAGACCGTACCCGAGGAAAGATCGCTTTCTATTAGGTTTGCTCCGCCTTGCTTACGGAAAATGATGGTTGAAGTCGTCCCATACGTAGGCATAAGCAATGTGTTGCTTGGTGCTGATGTTGCCCATGTAGCCGATCCAAATCCATCTCGCACTGATGCAGAAGCCAAAGCTGTCGTATTTATCGTGTAACCTGAGGGAAGGTTAAATGTTACATTGTTTGCTGTTGAAGTTGTCGCCGTCCCACCTCCCCAGATACCTCGAAAGCGAACACTGCTCCCAATTTGCTCAATGGTTAATGAGTTTGTTGTTGGCGATGCAATAGCGGCGTTGGTAAACATGGTATATGCCGTTACTGAACTAACTCGGCTAATACCAGCCCCCTGCGCAGGAGGATTCGGCGTAAAGGTCACGGCGTTGAGATAGAGCGGTGTCGTGCCGGCAGCTGTCCTAGCGACGATCCGAAGCTCCATATACTGCGTACCTGAAGCCCCTGCTAGGCCGTTGGTTTGAAAGTTTGTTGTCCCAGTCGGAATAGAGGACGTCGGAAGAGTGATTTGAACATAGCTTCCGCCGTAGTTAGACGCCGTATTTGTGTAAAGCTGAAGTTCATAGCCGCCCGCCGTTGCCGTGGTAGCTTGAGACCATAGGATACCGCACAAAAAGCTGTAGTCGGCTTGATCCATCGTCCATCGATAGTAAGCGTAGTCTGTGTTTCCAGACACGCGCGTAATCTTTATTGCGGTAGTTTGAGTGATGTTGTCAGGTAAATTTCCGGCTGTAGTTTCGTTACCTATCGTGATTCCTGCGCCTGAAACAGCCCATCCCTCGGCCATATTCGACGAGGTGATATAGTTCTTGACGCCAGAACCGCTAGAGGCAGCGCCCGAGTTACTACCGTAGGTTGCCTGCCAGCTCGCAGCCGTGGTACCCGAAGTGAGGACACAGGTGAGGTGCAGCATGGTGTTGGCAGCCATGGCCTGGATCACGTTCGCGCCCGAACTATTGACGGTAACTGTACCTGTCGAACTATTGACGATCATGAATTGCTGGCCGAGAACCAAAGTCGATGTAACAGGCATCACGACGGTTTGAGTGCTCGTTCCCGTGAAATACTGCAGATAGTTCGAAGCAACGGTTAGAGTCGTCGTGCCTGCAGCTGTAGCCGTTGTCGAATAACCCTGGATGTGGTTTTTAGCCGACAAATTGCTGTTCGCGTCCCAACCGGCGAATGATGAAGCAGTAGGAGTCGTGGTTACAGACGTGACCGAAGTTCCGCCCGATGTGATCGGCAGCGTCCCAGTGACACCCGTATTGAGCGGCAATCCTGTCGCATTCGTTAAAACGAGCGCAGACGGGGTTCCAAGGGCCGGAGTCGTAAGAGTAGGGCTTGAGCTGTAAACAAGGTTCACTGTCCCTGTGCGCCCGCTAGCGATATCGAGAAGGGCAAGCTGAGTGCTCGTGGTCGAGGATGTTGCTATCGCACTGTTAGTGTTGGTAGTGAGAGCTCTCGACGCTGTCGTAAAGGCTGTTCCCTTCACCCCTTGCGCGTCTATTTCGAGGTATTTAGTGGCACCAGTCGTGTCGGTCACGCTGAATAGATCGACACCGATCGGAGCCGCGTTATCGCGAATCCCGAACGTGCCGATTGTGGATGAGAGCGTGAGGAGAGGCGCCACGGAAATATCGTAGGCGGTCTGTAGCGTAGTTGTAGCGATGGCTCCGCCGCTAGATCCTGAATCAAATCGTGCAGCGTTCAGAAGGGAAGCCGTAGCAGCGTTGAGCGCTACGCAGTTTTTTTGCACAACGATATAACCGATGAGAATGGCGAAGCCGGCAATTCCTGGATCGATAACAAAGGATTCCGTGCTGATCGCGGCGATAGCGTTTGCAAGACTCGAATAGGTATTCTGGCCGTATTGGATGCGGACATTGTTACTCGGAAAGAGAAATACCCGCTGAATCGTCGAGGTCGCTACTGCGCCTGGAACCGGTGTAATCACGCCGCCTACATCATAGTTGGTCGGATCGATATTCGTTACCGATCCCGTGGTACCGCCGAGCTGCGTGCGGTAGGCAAACGACTGAGGGGTATTGGCTGCAGTCGTCACAACATGCGGGTTAGTCGGGATGGTTGAGATCTGATAGTAGCGGCTAAACATCTTACCTACGGCTTTTTTAAAGGTAAGGTTCGCGCCGTTGGATGAGATGGTATTACCCTGGACGTTGAACGGGCCGATCGCGTCCAGAAGGTCCTGATACTGGTTTGCTATCGATTGAGAATTGTCGGCTAAGGTATCGGTAAAGCTTATTGTGACTCGGTTACTATGATTCATTCGGCCGATAAAGATATTGTCACGCTGCTGCTGAGGAGTCGGGAAAGTAGTCTGCTGAAGAATTGTCCCGCCCGATGTGAGGAGGATATAGCTGATATCGTTGGTCGCGATATTGGTGACCGTCTGAGCTGTGAAAGCTCCCCAGCTCAAAGAGTTTATGGTCGGAGCTGTGGGTGTCGTATACGTTACGATGAGCCCTGTTCCGGCTGTCATATCGAATTTCGTCGGATCGGCGTTGATCGAGAGAACCCCGCCCGAGATAAGGCCTGTGCTATTATTCAGTCCGCCGTATTGGATCTTCGTAGCGCCGATATTTGCCGAAGCCGAAACGTCTGCGTCCACAATCGAGGATGCTGATATAGTTCCGCCTGAGCCTTTTAAAACTCCGGTTAATAAGCTTACGTCCTGAGCAAGACCGCCGCGTGATGTGGATAGATACTGTTCTTGTGATAAATTACCGAGACCGTTATTTATCACAACCCAGTCGGGAGTGGCCGCTGCGATAGCTGACCTTGCAACCGATCCAGGAGCAAAGCTGAGGATCTGAGTGTAGATGTTCCAGTTATTATCGGAGCTGTTATAGACCAGGCTGATAGCGTCGTTATTTGAAGAGATAACGAACGAGGCAGCGCCGTCGATAGTCGCGCCGCCCGTGGTCGTGATCGTAATGTTGTTGGTTGAAGCATCACCTTTGCCATCCAAAATGTTAAACGTTTGTCCCTGCACTCCGCTCGGCAACACGACAGAGGTAGGCCCGGCAATGGTTCGGTTTATCGAGACGATGCAATCTGTAGATGAAGCAACGGTTACAGGGGAAGTGGTCGCTAAACGAAAGGCGACTTTCTGATTTGTAGTACCCTGCGCATTCGCTAGAGCAATAAGGTAATTCGATAGAGAGCCCCAGCCTACCTCGCCCGTAGCTGGCACCGAATATATAGTTCCACCGATACTTGGCCACTGGACGTTAGTCGACATAAGTCGCCCTTAAGGTAAACGGGCCGGGGAAAAAATCCCCAGCCACTCTTAGAAAGACAGCTGAAACTTAAGCAGCTTCATCGTTAATGTTATTGATAACAAACGATTTTGCCGGAGCATGACAGAAAATGTACTGATCTGCATAGGAACGGAAAGCATAGCCGGCCTGGTTTTGCAAAGGAAAAATCACTTCGCCGGGGATGCCAGGCACGGTGAACGAAATTTCTGCAGATCCAGAACGAGACCAGTCGCCCTGAAGGTGAAGACCGTAAGCTTCGCCTTCCTTTACCATCCGGTGAGCATGAATAGAGATCTTTCCAGTCTGCGACCAGAAGGTGATCGTCTGAAAGCCGTTCTCAGCACCGCCCGGCTTATAGCTCTCGTCGTACATACGGAGCCCGGACTCTGTGACGATAAGATTCGCCCAGCTTCGAGGATTCACATACATATCGATATCGCCGTCAAGGCCACCGCGTGCAACGGCTTGAGCCACGGCACCTTGGATGCCTGTAAGCTGTCCGGAGATTCCAGGAGTTCCGTTCAGGCTAAGCTTTTGCTGGTTGTTGTTGATGACGTTCCCTTTCCAAAGGGAATACGTCGAGGTTGAAATACCGAACAAGGTCCCAGTCTGAGAGAGGATGTTATTGATTCCAACCATCTCTTGAGCAGTCGCCTGACCTTTGAAACAAATTCGGTTCGAAGTGGTGGAGGACGCCACGGTAGGCACGAAATCCACCTGGATAGCGCCCTGCAGAGGATCTACCGCGACCATCTTACCTTCTTTGAGCACCGCGCCTGCAGAGTCAAGCTGCTGCACAACAACGCCTTCCGTTCCGACCCAAATCCCAGCAGCAAACGAGCCTTGGCCGAACAAAATCCAGTTGGAAGTGGTGTTGACTCCGTTCGTGAAGGTTACGTTGGTACCGTTGATGCTCAGCGTACCTGTGCCGTTGGTAAACGAAATTCCGCGATACGTTCCTGTGTAGTAGGAAACGTAGCCGAGCAGTGCCGGTGCCTGCCCATAGAGGCGAAGGATTTCAAGCAGCTTGCCATGGGATTTTAGGTTATTCTTTACGACATGCTTTGTACCATCGTAAAAAGCTTTCTCTCCTCCGCCTGCAGAGCGAGAAATAACGCCCCAAGGAACGATGGAAGAAAGCACAGTGCTATAAGGCACAACCGTTGCTTGCTGCACAGATCCTGCACTCGATGGGTTCAGCTCGAAAGCTGTCATCGAAGAACCACCCAACGTCCAGCCCACTTCGTTAGTGAGGATGACAGCTTCTACCCAACTCTCACCGACTTTTTGTTTTTCGCTGAACGGAATAGCTTTCTGAAGCAAATAGTCTTCAGGCAAAAGGTCATGGATCTGTCCATAAACCTTCTTAAATAAGTTGACTACATCCGGTGTGCTTACTGCTGACATATCTTATTCCCCTTTCTTTTATTTCGATTATTTGCTGATCCAGTAAAGGCGCGCAATGATCATCCCAGAGGTCAAGGCATCAAGGCCTGATACCACAATTTTGAAAGCTAGGTTACCCGTGGAAGACTGTGCCGTAGCTGTTTCCAGCGTAGAGGCTGTCATACCCACAGAGCCGAACGCAGCACGATCGGAAACGGTTCCGAGTCCGGTACCGCTCATGACCCGTGCTTCAAGTTTTAGCAGTTGAAAGCTTTGAGCCAGAATCGAAGGAGAGCCCGACATGCGGATAATGCCAGCAAAAGCATCGGTACCCATCGCCGTTGCATCGAAGTAGGTAGCTGGGAAGTCGTTAGCGACGCCTAGATAGTTATCGATCGTAGCCTGGGTAATGGCATCGAAAGAAGTAAGAGAATCAGCGCCCTGAGGAACAGGGGAAACGGTCTTAGCAGCAGTGATTTGATACGTGAAATCCAGCACGTTAGGCTGGCTTTTAGCGTGCTTTTCATTCCAGAAAAATAGCGGTTGTGATGGCATGGCTTAACGCCCTCCTGAGTATTTTTCGTCCATTTTTTTAAAGAAGTCTTCAGTTCTCATGACTTTTTGCGCTTTGGGTCTTCCCTGAAAATCAGACTCTGCTTTTGGAGTGCTTCGCCCTTGCCGGGTAGGAGCGTAAAGCTGATCGATTTCTTGCTGCCGTAGTGCTGAGAGCTGCTCTTTTGTGAGCATTTTCATCAGCTGTTCGGCTGAAAGACGCTTTGTGTAAGCGCTTGAGCGAATATCATATCGCTCTTGAATCTTTCTCAGCACGTCCGCATGGGATGGTGGAGATGATCGGACAGTTCTACCAGCTTGCTCTTCTTGGTCTACGTATTCCAGATAAGCAAGCATCTCATCTATAATCAGTTCGGTCACTTCTGGGAGGTCCGCCACGGATAATCCCAGCTTTCGACCTTCGTCCAAGACTTGCTTTATTTCGTTATCGATGACTTGCATCGATTGTTGCTGAAGCTGGGACTTTTGAGACTCTTCAGCTTTACTCTTAATATCCTGAAGCTGACGTTCTGCGTCTTCTGCTCTTCGCTGTGCTATCAGGCGCTGCTGCTCGTCTTTACTTTTCTCGTCCCATTGTATCTGCTCCCACACCAATTTGTCTGCGAATTTCTTAGCCTTGTCAAACCCAATCAGCTCGATGAGTTCTTCAAAGTCTTCCGCTTGCGGGTCCTTTAGCTTCTCCAGCCGTGCCTTAGCCTCTTTCTCCACCTTGGACGCCTGAGCCAGCCTTTTCTCGGCACCATGGCCCTTCTCGGCTCGCTTGACCAGCTCGTCATAGTCAACTTCGTACTCCTCTCCCATCGCCTTGTATTTATGTTTAACCTTCTTCCACTCCGGTATCGTATCGGGAGCATTTTCAACTCCTGTTTGAGCTTCAGAGCTTTGAGACGAGGAAACTTGCGAGGAGCCTGAGGTAGGAGCAGCTGAAGGTGATGCATCGACCATAGGTGTTGCCTTTCATGATTCTGGGCCGGTAAGCGGGAGGTAATTTTCCCCTATTTTCCGGCCTATGAGTCAAAAGGGCAAGATAAATATATCAGAAAAGAATGATGAGAGTCGTAGCGATGGGATCGGTAGGAGTGCCAGTGAAGACAGCTTTGACTTGAAGCGTAGCATCAGTCCCCATCTGCCAGGCAAAGGAAAGAGGAGCTGCGGACATCGGAACGACCTTAGTTATCCAAACATGCTTCGGGACTTTCTTCGTTTGAAGATTGATGCTGAGGATCTGCGAATGCTTCAAATCCACAGTTCGGACATCTGAATCTAGGTTGTCTTCCACCGTCAGGGTCTTGCGAAAGGCTCCTACGGTCTGGCTTGCAAAGTCTGCTAGATACAGGATGAAGTCCTCCAGGTCTCCAGCCCCCAGCTTGCTGAGACTCTGAATCACTCGGCCCGAATCGAATATCCTCGAGAGACTTAACTTTGCCATCTTTTCTCCGAATGATTATGGGATAAGATCGCTCACCTTTCTTCGGCCAAAGACCTTCGAAATCTTTTACATCTGCATCCATTCCTTGTCCTCGTGCATCTGAAACGCTAAATAGAGTGATCGTTCTTCACTCGTAAGATCGACCACTCTGAAATCCGTATATCGACCATGTTTGAGAATGCATTCCCACAATTTGCACAAGACGCGAACCATAATCAACTCCTAAAGCGTCCGAAGCCCTTAACGGGAATTGCCTCTTGATACTCAGACTCTTGTTGACGCTGTGGTATGTGATGATTCGGCGATAGTACTGCCTGATTTACAGGCAAGTCCATCGAAAATTCACTGGTATAAGGATTGTCGTGCGACTGCATCCGTACCGCATACATCATATCAGCAACGCCGTCCATATGCCCCAAGGCCTCGTTGCGATCGAAGTCGGTTTTGTTTTTATTCAAGATCCCAGACTCTGCTGAGACTATAAGGAACTTGCAACGCGGATGAATAAGGGCCTTTCGTCGCTGAAACCGCACGTTCAAGGTGTTCAGTGCTGCCCTCCAATCCAGCTTTTCGGGAAGCTGAGCCTCATAGTTATAGTCTTGCATGAGGTCGACCGTCACAAGCTGCGGGGGAGCATCGACATAGCGAGCATAGATATTGTGCTTCGCTTCCATGAGTCGGCATTCTGTGATGATTTCAGAGGTTGGCGTATTGGGCTCAAAGACGCGGCAATCCCAGAACAGATCGATGTCGTTAAGATAATCATAGGTGTGAAGCATCGCACAGGTCTTATCTCTCACTCCGCCCCAATCGATTGTAACCGACATGAAGCAGCGCATAGGCAGTTCAAAGTTTCGGACATTAAAGCGTGAGTCGTAGTCAGGTAGACAGACTAAACGTGGATCTCGGTGGACCTCACACAGGTATTCTCGCTTGTAGTCGGGAGTGTCGACGCCGCCGCAGCGTTCCGCGCAAGCCGCTTTTTGTTCCTCGTTTAGGGCGATGTTGTCGTTGATGGTAAAGCAGGCATAGGCGTTTTTCAGCTTTGCATTCGGTATCGTCGTCGTAATGTAGGGATGATTCGGGTATTTCGGCAAAGTCGTGAGGAATATGATTTTCCCGTCGACGCTGTGGGTAAGAGCGGGCCCAAGGTCCGAGCGAAGAGAGGTCAGGTAATCATCCTCTGGAACGTCGACGATCTCTTCCAAGATGATCTTATGAACTGTTTTACCCCTCTGGGAGCTACTGTTCTCGTTGAGCCCACCGATCACGATCTCGGTGTAATCGTCTGACTTTTTGAGGTCATGGTAGACGTGATACCTATTCTCCGCCTTCATTTGCTTGATCAGCCCATTTGGTGCGGTCTTAGTTAGAAAGCGCATCTTAGGCCCGACGATATCTTTGGTTTGTTTCGTGTCCGGTCCCATGATGAGGATACAGCAGTCTCTATGCTTGATGGCTTCGGAGAGAGCGTAGCAGGCGCCGATTGTCGATTTGCCAAACTGCCGAGCGCAGTCAACCACGTACTCTACAACGCCTTTGGGGAGATTTTGGAGCTGATACCAAATAGGAAGCTGCTGAGGCCACAGGAGGAATTCGAGATTCCCGGAAAGCCAGAGAGCGTCGAGAAGCTGACGTTCAGTTATCGGGGTTTTAGGTAGAAGCATTCGTCTTTTTTCTCGCCGCATTTATTCGATAGGCTTCGACTAGGACTTCGGGCGGTATCTGCGTGAGCAGCGAGCTTGCTAAATTCTCGTCGTTGGCCTGCCCTTTTTCGTCGACCGGCTTTAGTTTTGGATGTGAATAAGACACTATCATCTCTAAGCACTTTTGCTTAATGTCTTCCCGCTCAAGGGTTTCATAGAGCTTAACGGCTTCCTCAGCACAGGAAAAATTGAGCCTAGCTAAGTCTTCACGAAAGCCCATCGATGCCTTATTGGGTGAGCCTTTTGGTCTTCCTTTACCTGCCATTATCCACCTATTATTTTATTGCCGCATGTGCAACGTGACGCAATTGCCCGCGTGAAATGTCCCATGCTATTATGTCTTGATTATCCCTTAAATTGTTATAACCCAGGAACTTTACGATGCAAAGAATATTTGAATGCCTCTTGCTCGCGTCTGCCCTGGTTTACGGCTGCGGGAAAACAACCACGGTCGTTCGAGAGGGAGGTCAATTGCAGGAACCGCCACAGCAAAGACCGGAGGGGCCTATTCCTCCGATCGCTAAGCCTTCCAACTCGACCATCGAGAATGATGAAGTCGAGGATGCTGCACTGTCTGATGCTCTATCGCTCAATTCTGCTGATGCCCTGAATACAGTTTACCTATCTGCAGCAAATTTTCAAAACTTTGGTGATGATACAAAGATCGCCGGTCAAGGGACAAACCTTGGCCTAAACCTTCTCAGCAATACGACCTTCATCGAGACGATGAGACCCGTGAACGCGAGCAAAACCATATGGGCTGTGGATCTTAGGGATTATTTCGGTAGCAAAGGCCTTCTCGTATGGCGTTTGATCGAAGACAACGCGGTGATCAAGATCGTCTCTCAGACCACGCGGTTTAAAAATATTCAGTTCATCACGCAAAAGCGGATACCGGTGATGCATGCTCAGATCTTCCTTGAGACCGCGTTCAAGGCTTCTGTTTACTATCAGATCAAAGAAGTCCCTCAAGCAGAAAATGATTTCTGGCTGAAGCAAGGCATAAATCGGCAAAAGCAGTTCGATGACAGGGACAGAGATATTTTCCTTGCTGGGCTTGCTGACTCGCAGATCGCGCCCGACCACAATCGGGAAGTTCGTCGCATGGAAGGTGTCAACGGGCCTTGCTGGAACACCTATGATGTTGACGCTAATGCCGTTATTACGCAGTCTAACTTTTTTCTGTTCCCCTTTCCGCCAGAAGCCAGGAGCAAACAGACTTTGATCCATAACGCTGGTGAGATTTTATGTAGGCAGCCCAACGGCCTATTTGTCGGAGCACTTTATAACGGAGCCGGTGTAAGAGCCGACGTTGCTCCTACAACGGTCGTGGTCAATACCAGGACTTCTGCCCTTGGTCTTGACCCTTCGATTACTCTAAGGGACTGCGCAGGCTGTCACACGCAGTTCGTGCTCGCTGTGAAGGATGATCTCGCTCGGCAGATCAAAGATAACCCTTTCTCTGCGTCAGATAAGCTACTAGGCCAGATCTTCTTCAAGCCTCAAGCGCAATTAGACTCTGTGATTGCCCAGGATAATAAAGACCATGCCGCATCATTGGCCCAGCTTGGAATCAACGGCGGTGGACCGGACGCGATGAACACAGGGCTTATCGATAAGATGAGGGACGGCTACACAGCCAAAGAGTTGGCGGCTTTTCTATATATCTCCGAAGCGGACTTTTTGAACCGCTTAGCCGGCTCTCAGACTGCGTCACAAGAGGTAGGTCAGTTACTTCAAGGAGGGAGCATCGGGTTCATCCAGCTGCAGGCGTCAATACAGCGTATCATAGACGATCTAAACCTATTTCGCGATGTGCAATGAGGAGCTAGTATGCGTCTGTTAATGCGGAATGTCCTGATAGGTTTTATGTTCTGGGGTTGCGGCTCTCAACGTGAGCTTGAGCCGAAAACCCCTATTCCAGAAAGTCCCGGACAGCCCTCTGGTAAAGACTTCGCGCAGGTGACAGCGATCACAAATCAATACTGTCTCCGATGCCATTCAACATCGCCCTTTTTAAAATCCGAAGCTGCTTGGGATGCGAGCGAGGC